ATCCTAAGATTCTACCAAACTTTCCTTTCTTACCACTTTCTACTAAAATATATGGATACTTCTCAACCCAATCTACTAAGAATTGTTTTGCTGCCAATCCATATTTCTTTTCTACTTTATCGCGAGTGCGTGATTCTGGTGTGTCTATTCCTAGAAGTCTAACTCTACCTTTTTGAAAAGAGTTAAATCCCATATCTAACATTACATCAATGGTATCACCATCAACTATTTTTATTACTTTTGCTTTGTATATAAATGGATTCATAATATTATCCGAAAAACTCATTAAGAGTAGATACTGGTTCAGTAGTCCACCCAATTTTATTTAAAATTACTCCTAAAGGCTCGACAAAAGATTTATTGAATTGTGTATCATAATCAATATAAGGTTCTAATTCGAACTCTTTAGGTAATGCATTGACAAAAGATATCACATTTTCATTAATTACATTAGGCATTTTCAAATAACAAAATTTGACTTTCTCACCATTTGTAATAACAGGGTATCTCTTATCTATATTGTATTTAGACAAATAGTTATTGTAAAGTAATGAACCTCTTACATGAATTGGCGTTCCTTTCTTATATATTGACGCTGGGTTAGAATATTTTGTTACATTCTGGACTCCACGAGGAAAAGATACCTCTTCTATCGGTAATTTAGAAAATTCATTCTTAGCATTTGTAATAAATTCCCAAACATCATGTTCTGTTTTATTCATTACAACTCTAATGCCCTGTTCTAATTTCTTTCTACACCACATTGGAGTAGAAGATTTAGCTGTTTCAATACCCATCATTTTTAATTTAGGTCTTTTATATCTTACTCCTTCTTGATCATGGACGTTCAAAATATATCTTTTCTTTGCAGTCCAAATAGCTTTATCAGCTATGACTTCTCTACCCATATGCATTCTATTGTCGTAAGCATTCATATAAGAAGCTAAGTCTTCATACGATTCATTAATCATGGGTTCTATTCTTTCTTTAGCTACTGTATCTAAAAAGTCAACTGGATTATTAGGATTTAATTTCTTAATTAATTCATCAAATCTGACATAGATTGAATCAGTATCAATAGCTATTACATAATCTTCATCAGTTTCTAATAAGTTATTCATGTATTCATTAACAGCTTTCTCTACCCATTTAATACTTAACTGACCAGCTGTTGTAATTCCCTCAGCTATATCTCTATTGAAGTATCTAAAATACTGATTACCTAAAGCTCCATAACATGAATTAAGAGCGATCTTCTTTGCCATTTGATTATTATTCTCAGCTGTTATAGCATACTCTAATTTTCTTCTCGTTGTTGGATCATCTTTTGATGTTTTTTCTAAATCTTTTCTATGTTGTATCATTTTGTTTTTAATCAACACCCTTTCATCATACATTTCTTCTAACAACTCAGGCAAAAAACCTTGTCGTTTTGTACTGAACATAGCACCATTAGGTGTAACTGTTGAAGTAGTCAATGAAGTTATATCAACTTCACCTTCAAGTAGTTGTTTAACTGAAATATCTTGATTAAATTTATTTGGTAAATGAGTATCAGGACTCATGTTGTATTGCATAATTAAATGTGGATACAAACTATTTAAGTCAAATGACATTACCCAATTATGTTGTCCTATTTGTGGATCTTTAACATATGCTCCTATAAATCTTGAACTTGGAGCTCCTTTCTTTGGCGGCGGAACTATACCTTTCTTTTTCAAAAAATTATAAATAAGTAAATCCCAAAATCTTACTGAACCAAATGTGTCTTCATAATTACACTTAGCACTATATGCCATAGTGATCAACAAATCCATTAATTGAAGTTTGTCATCTAATTCTTCGACAAGTTCAACATCACGAATATTATATTCTAAAAATTTCTGGTAATCATTTCTATAAAATAAATGCATAGCACCAAATTCTGAATAATCAATTTTCTTTTTACCAAGTTCTACTTCTGTAATGTGATCTAACCTATAAGTTTCTCTTGTAATGTATGTAAACTTCTTATACATTTGTAAATAATCTAATATAGATACACCAGAAATATTATAAGATACCATTTTCTTCTGACCCATGTAGAGCCATTCTCTAGAAGTAACTAATTCATGTGGAGATAATTTAGTGACTGTTTCCCAATTAAATAATTTCCAAATACGATTAACAAGATATGCAATATCAAATGTTTCAACATTCCAACCTGTAACAATATCGGGTTCGAGTTCATTCCAAACTTCCATAAAAGTTTTCAACAACTGTTTTTCATGTTGACACTTATGATATTTTATATTAGGATTATCTGTTTTGAAATCAAAATTATCTGTTCCTATGACATGAATCGTATCATGTCCCAATAACTTCATTGTAATCGCATTGACCTTTTCTTCAGCGTCCATAGGCTCTGGAAACCCATTCTCACATTCACACTCTATATCAATACAAAGAATGTTTAATTGTTTAACATCAAAATTGATATTACTAGGAAAACTCTCATTAATATAAGTGTATTCCCAACTATCTAATCCATGAATATCAATATTCGTATTTTTGAATTTCTTTCTCCAATTACGAGCATGATTAATCGAACCAAACTTCTTAGGCTGTAAGAATTCGCCTTTAACAGATTTGAAAGGGGATTGTTTGTTTGTTGGAATGTAAAGAGTCGGTTCGTATTTTAATCTCTTAATATATCGTTTACCGTTCTTTATTCCACGAACTAATATGAAGTCTCTATACTTCTGTACATTTGTATAAAAATGCACTTTCTTATACTACTTTTTGTGGTATAAAATGTTTTTTAACTGCTATCAGTTTTTCTTCTGCGTGAGCCATTTTTTCTATTTGTTCATCCATCGCAGCTATGATATCAGGATGTTCTCCGATACCAACTGGATTAGTTAGATAAACATGAATGTTAGCTTTGGCTTGAGCTATTTCACCCTCATATTTGATAATAAGAGCCTCTCTTAATATTTTTTCCATAATATAATTTCCTATTTTTTTAATCGACCTTTTGAATCGAACTTATCAGTTACATCAATATCGCGTAACCTATCCATTAATCGTCTTGCACGATTATGAACTTGTTTTGCCCATTTGGAATTTAATCCTTCTTTTGATGCAGTTTTATAATCTTCTGCATTTATAGCTGTGAGCATCACCTGAAATTTCTTTAATTTAGTTATACCTAGATTGAATGCCATGTTTGCAATAATCAATTTAACTTCTTCTGGCCAAATACTCCAATTCTGATGAAAATGATTTTCACATTCTTCTAAGACAGTATTTAAATCATAAAACAAAAGTTCATCTGCTCTTGTTTGTGTAATTGGTGTACCTTCACCGACTCCCCATTCTTCATCTGAAGGTAAAATAAGATGTCCTACACCTATTGTAAAATATCCTAAATGATCTCTGTATACTTTTAATACACATCCTTCATCTGAAATGATTTCTTCTTTAAGTCTTATTCTAAATTCTTTACTATACTGCATGATTAAGTTCCTCAAGGCCTTGATTGGCCAACAATTCTATGAGTATATTACCCATAAGTTGATTAAATTCTTCATCTTCTGATATAGTATTTAGTAATTCTTCTGGACAGATTCGAACTGCTCTGTCAAAATTGATTGTAGGTATTTCAGATTCTGCTCTAGGAACAAATTCAATTTTACCATACTGAAACACAATACCTTTATAATCACCCTTTAAAATCTTAATGGCTTTCTCACCATTTTGATGAACTACTTCTGTATAAAGTCCTTCATCAAATAATGGATAATAAGTGTCTAATGGGTTATCTTCCTTGACCACGGTACGCCTTGTATGAACGCTTCTTGTGTTTATTCATTGTTGATGTAGATATTTTTATACTTCTACCTCTACCACCACTTCCTTGTGAAGTACATTTCGGTTTGTGATCTATTCCGATTGGGCGTCTATATATGGCCACTATTTTCTATTAGACCATAGATAAATACCACGACAAACTACAAATACAAATATTGCACCTGCAGTTACTGTGGACATATAAATTATATGTTCCATTATTTCTTTGCCTTGTTCTTAGAACCCTTAGGACGGCCTTTGCCTTTCTTTTTAGGAGCCTC